ACACATGTTTGAATATTATGTAAAGAAAGTAACAAAGGTCGTTGATGGAGATACCATTGATGTCGATATTGATTTAGGGTTTGACATTTCTTTTAGTTCAAGAGTCAGACTGGCTGGCATTGATACACCTGAGTCTCGTACAGCAGACAAGGCTGAAAAGGCTTTAGGACTGGAAGCAAAGGCTTATTTGAAGGCTGCTATTGACAGTGCTAAGTCCGTTGTAATCAAGACTGAGAAGATGAACTCATCTGAAAAGTTTGGTCGCATCCTTGGTTGGGTATACCTTGATGGGGACACCGTTTCAATCAATGACAAGATGATCAACGATGGCCATGCCTGGGGCTATATGGGAGAGACAAAGGTCAAAGATTTTGTTGCACTTGCAAAGGCTAGAAAGAAGTCTGGTAAGTAATGAACCTAAGAAGCCAAGCAATGGTAGAGCATTTAATTATGCAGGGTGCCGTAGAAATGGCTGGGATAGATGAAAAAGGCGAGATGCTTTATTCAATCACAGACAAATTAGAACTGGTTAACCCAACACTATATGCAGAACTAACAGAACAATATAAACATCACATATTTCAAATGGTTAAGCAAGGCCCAAAGGCCATGACCTGGAAACTACGTGTTTAAATATATTGACATTTTCAATTTATGACAAAAGTGATACAATGGTTATCTGGGGGTATTTATGAACAACGTGTACGGAGCATTGGCTTTAACTATTCCCTTATTATTAGTAATAGGATATGTAGTATTCTTTAGAAACAGGGCAGTTTATGAGCCTATGATGACTCAATCTATGATTCATAATCAGTACTCTGTTAGAAGAAAACATATTGAAAAAATAAATAGAAAAAGCCAGTCAAAAATTCGTCAAGAAAAAGAAAATGTAAGAGTTATTATTGTTGAAAATGAAGCGTATTGGATCAAAGACAATACCTTTTATACAGCACCAATGGTAAATAACTTGATCGGAAAAGATTATGCTATGCAAGTTGACACGAGCACTATGGATAAGGTACAATTAGACAAGATGTTATTCATATTAGACAAACTAAGAGAAGGGATAAGCAATGATAGTAGGGGTGCAGGGAACGACTAGTTTCAACAACTACAACATTTTTCTTAGAGCAATGGCAGTTGCATTATCTGAACTAGAAGAAAGTGACAAGGAGTTTTACTTGTACACTGCTGGTCCAGCAAATATTAGTGCAATGGCATCTGAATTTGTCAATCTTTCTGAAAGAGGGATGAAGTCTAGAGGAAAGTCAATTAAGTTATTCAGAGTTACGCCTGAATGGATTGAAGAAAACATGAGCAGTTTTAATCACTTTGCTTTTGTTTCTAATCCAAAAGAGCAGGCTTCTCGAATAGTAGGTTTATCAAAATCAAAAAACATCAACACGAACGTATACAACTTCTAAGGAGTAGACACAATGGTATCAATCAGTTCTCTTGAAAAAATGGAAGCAATTGTTTCCAAGAACAGCAACCTTTCCTGGGATGGATGGGATGTTGTAGAGATGACAAGGTCAGATAAGGCCTTTACATCAAAGCATGGAGCATTAAAAAATAATGCTTGGCACTTAAAAAAGATCTTTGTCGTTTCTAGAACTGGATGGGAAATACCTGACAAGTATGTAAGGTAACATGAATAAGTATGAGTGGAAAGATAATTCCTCATGCCTTGACTACGATACAAATGTATTTTTTGACAAGTATGAAGAAGATGAAATCTTAAGACCTGCAGTAGATCTAATATGTTCTAACTGCCCTGTAAGAAAAGAATGTTTTTCTGTAGGTATCTCTGGAAAAGAGTGGGGAGTTTGGGGTGGAGTGTACTTGGAAAATGGGGAAATATCAAAAGAGTTTTCTAGCCATAAGACAAAGGCAGACTGGGGAATAACATGGCAGTCCCTAACAATGGAGTAATATGTATACAGATCAAATGAGAAGAGCGTTCAGATCTCTTAGATGTCCTGAAGGATTTTCTTTAGAGTTAGTAGATAATGACACATTCATAACCGTTAAGGCAAAAGAAAAAGTCTTTATGTCTCTTGAAACAGTTGAAAAGAAAAAGCAGGCTATAGAATATATGATCCGTGTAAAAAAGGCTTTGGAAGATAACGGAGCAATAGTTCTTTTGGTTAGAGAGGGTGGCAAAGAACTGTGATTGAATTAATTTTTATATGCATCTTGTCTTCTCTAACTTTGCTTTTCTTGTCTCTTTATATTATACAAAAAAGGGCTAACAAGGTTATTATTCAAAAGACTTTAGAGGCCATGCTAATTCAGCAATTAAGCAGCAACACAAACAAAACAGACAAAGATCAGTCTAATGAAGATTTTTTAAAATTTGTTTCAGATTCTCGTGACTGGGCGTACCAATATATAGAAGAGGTTCAAGAAGGATTAAATAATTTTATTACTGATATTGAGCCTGAGATAGAATATTTCAAAGAGTACGGAGACCTGGGCTCTATGGCACCAAACTACCACTCTATGAAAAAAATTGCTGGGGCTTATGAAGAACTAAAGAAACTGCTACCAGAAGACTATGATAGAATATAGTAATGATAACACTAAAGAGCACAAACAACATCAATATGTTTATGTGTGAAGAAGAATCCTGCGAAGAAGAGAGCACCCGCATTTGGGCAAGTTTTGAAAGCAGAATTGTCGATTTGTGTGAGTATCATTATAGTAAGGCAACAGAATGAAATTCTATTATTTTGGTGGAGTAATGGGTGATACAGGAAACATAAAGTCTCCTTCAAACCTAAACAAGAATAACTTCTCTGGAGTAATGTTTACGCATGATATTCCAGAAGGAGACATGTTTGTTAAAACTGCAAAAGATATAAAGCAGGGTGAAGATATAAAATACTTAGTTGCTATCCGTCCATACACAATTTCCCCTCAGTACCTTTCTATGATTAATAGATCAATGGACAAGATAGATAGAGGCAGACTTCAGATCAATTTAATTTCTGGATATATAAAAGATCACGAAGATGGTGTTGGTGGTGTTGTTGGAGATGTCAATGATAACTCCAGTGCTGTTGATAGATCAAACTATATGATAGAGTTTCTTAACGTATTAAACGATATGAACCAAGATAAGGAGTCTCCAGGATACTGGCGTGACCCAAACCATAAAAACAAACTAGATGTATATGTTTCAACAACTAACAGTTATGTTTTTGAAACAGTAAAAAAGTATGGTCATAAAATTATTTTGCCATACCATATCTATGCTCGTGGTGGATGGTCTGACTTCTTAAAAGATTCTTCTATATCTATTCCTCTGGAATTGGACGGCATAGAAGTAATGATTGCAATTACTCCCATTCTTAGAAAAACAGAAGAAGAACTTGACCTATTAACAAACCACGTAGTTCGACCAGTGTGGAGAAAGGGAGAGATACCGCAGCCCGTTTTAGATGCTGCCTACTTCACATACGAACAGTTTGATGATCTCGTAAAGACTCTTGAAAGCAGGGGCATAAACCATATGCTTATTAATGCTGTTCCATCTGAAGAAGTAGATGTAATAGTGCCATTTATTAACCAGTATGTAGAATCAAGAAAAGGTTTTGTTAGTAACAAACTAACAAATGAATAAATATCCTAGGAGGAAAAAAATGAACCAACAAATCAAAAACGCACTAGCGTCATACGGAAGATCAGTTCTTGGAGCAGCAACAGCAATGTATGCTTCTGGAGTTACAGATCCCCAGACACTAGCATACTCACTACTTGGAGCACTTGTGCCCGTTGTATTGAGAGCAGCCAACCCTAACGATCCTGCATTCGGCAAGATGCCATCTGTAGATGAGGTAGATGCAGCAGTTAAGTCTGCAAAGGTTGTTAAGAAGACCGCAAAGAAGGCTCCTGCAAAGAAGTCATCTGGCGGAGGAAAGACAACCCATCAAGTAAAGTAATTTTACTATAGACTGGCAGGCTTGTTATTTGACAGGCCTGCTTTTCTATGTTATAATATTGTTACCTGCCCAATATGGGGGGAATTAAATTATTCGCTTGAAAGGGGAATAACATGGTAAAAACAGCACTGGATCTTTTTAATGATCCTTTTTTTAATACCTTCTCAAACTTACAGAAGGTAACAACAACAACAAACTATCCACCTTATAATCAGGTTAAACTAAATGATAAAGAGTATATTCTTTCATTTGCTTTGGCTGGGTTCTCTAAGGATGATGTCTCAGTATCGCTAGACAATCGCAAACTTACAATCAAGGGCGAGAAGCAGGATGCTGAGTTACCAGAGGGTGCGGAGTATCTACACAAGGGAATTGCTGCTCGTAAATTCACTGATATCTTCACTCTTCCTGAGTTTGTCGAAGTTGTTGGGGCTGAATTTAAGGACGGTATCTTAGATATCAGACTTGAAAAGCAGATCCCAGAAGATAAACTACCAAAAACTATTGAAATTCAATAGTATAATAGATACTATTCCGTCATGATACATGCAGTTGCTTATAGCAACCCTATTGCTGAGTACGGATAAGCCAGGGTCGCACCCTGGGAGACCTGAGCAAGTCCATAAACTGCTCCATTATTCATCTAAAGTTCTTTGTTTGTTTGCCATTTATAACAAAACTTTATAGAATTGTTAGATATACTATAACTATGAAACTTAAACTATCGCTCATCGCAGCACTCGTTGCGTCATTTATTTTTATTCCATCAGCATCCGCTTCAGAGCAAATTACTGGTAGCGGATCTTCCTTTATAGCAAACTACCTTGATGCATGTCGTATCACTTATGCAAAATCAACGGGAAATACAGTAACATATTCATCACTTGGATCTGGGGCAGGAAGAAACCAACTATCCAATAAAATAATAAATTTTGCTGGTAGCGATACGCCATTTGCTCCAGGTGAGCAACAGCCAGAGGGATATGTTTATGTGCCATTCATTGCTGGTCCAATTGCAATAATGTACCGTCTTGATGGGTACAACAAACCAATTCAATTAAGCAGAACTACCCTTGCTAATATTTTTGCAGGTAAAATAACAAAATGGAATGATAAGGCAATAGTTAAAGACAATACCATAAAAGGTGTAAAACCAAAACTTCCAAACACTTCATTAAAAATTGCTTTTAGATCAGATGGTTCGGGAACCTCTCAAATATTTACTGAATATTTTAATGCAGTAAATCCTAACATCTGGAAAAAACCAGGAAATAAAGATTTTAAAAGTGCATTTCCAGGAACAATTCCAGTTTCAGCACAGTCTGGATCGGGATCTCATGGTGTTGTAATGATTACAAGACAGATGAATGGTGCAATAACATATGCAGAGTTATCTTATGCATCTGGTTTAAAGGTTGCTTTGATAGAAAACTCAGCAGGAAAATTCATAAAACCAAGCGCAAAGTCAGCATCTCAATTTCTTAGTAATTTTCAGCAGGGAGATAACGGTATTATTAATGCTAATTATAATAACCCAAACCCATTAGCATATAACCTATCTGCTTTTAGTTATATCATAGCCTTTAAAGAAAAAACTCCTAAAAATACTGAAGTTAAACAGTTCCTATCCTTTTCAATAACAAAATGTACAAAGGATGCAGTTGGGTTAGGATATGCACCACTGTCTGGTCCTGCACTAATCCTTGCTAGAGAAAAAATATCTGAGATAAGTTCTGGAAATTAACTGATATAATATTATAGTCCCACACAGGACCTTAGTGATGGATTAGTTACCCATTGGATAGAGACCGTGGCGCAAGTCAGGTGAATTGCCTGTGTGGGACCTAATATTTTGCGGTATAATAATAACAATGACTGACAAAGAGTTGGACCATTATAATAAGCAGCAGTACAAGAAGATGCTTGCTAAGATAAAAGAGGATTCTGGCTGTGTAGATTGTGGTGTTGGTAACCATATAATCCTAGACTTTGACCACATAAGAGACAAGAAATACAATGTATCAAGGATGATCCATGATGGTTTTTCATGGAAGGCTATCAAGAAAGAAATAGAAAAGTGTGAAGTGGTTTGTGCCAACTGTCACAGGATCAGGACTTACAACAGGCTTAACGGTATGATATAATTATAGTATGACAAACTGCCCAAAATGCTCTTCTTCAGCAATCGATTCAGAAGTTGCTATGGCTATGTACGACTCATCAATTGGTAAGGCATACGAAGACTGTGGTTGTCCAACTTGTAAAGAACTAAACGTAACCTGTGAAGAGTGTCCAGATTGCCAGGCTGAAACAGTTGCTAAGCAAGCACCTTGCTGGGATGGCTATGTACAAAGAGGCATGAAGCCAGGTGCAGACGGAAAGCCAGTACCTAACTGTATTCCAGTCGCTAAGTCAGATAGTTGGATTGATTCTCCATTTAGGATGGTAAAGTAATGCCAAAGAAAAAAGCAGCAGCGTTTAATCCTATTCAGATTAAAGATGGATGGATTGTTAGATTATATAAAGATGGTCGTATTAAGTCCAAGATCGCACCTTACGAAGTAAAGCATCCTAAGAAGTAGTAATGTCAAAGTATAACAAAGTATACTTTTTGCATATTCCAAAAACTGGTGGAAGATTCTTAACCAAGTATATCTTTAGACCAATGGAAACTGTATTGGCAGACAACGGAATAGAACTTGTAAAGTCTCCACAAGACATGAGGCAGCATGCTGGATGGCCATCCTGGATAGATGATAAGACATACATTGTTTCAGTTTTTAGAGATCCATGTGAGTTCTTTGTTAGTGCAGTTTGCCATGCTGTGGCAATCAAAAATGAATTAGTAGATCAGAACAATTGGGACGTAATAAAAGAAGGTAATGATTCATTTACTGTTGACAAAGATGAACTATATGGAGCACTAAGCAGATGGGAATACATCAAAGACTTTCAGTCTCAAAACTTTGCTTTAAGTCCAGATCCTGAGCGTATGTCAGTACTACATGAGTCTATGGCCAAGCATAAGAACAATGAGCCATTTGATACAGAAGAAATTTACAAAAGAATTAAAAGAGTTAATCTAATGATTAGGCACAAAGATTTAAAGTTTATGGATTACAACTTATTAGTAGATAAAATTTCACAAGACCTAGGAATAGAAATAGATATTAACATTTCAGGTGCTGATAAAGAATATTTTAAAAATAAATCCTCAGAGGTTCTTTTTAATTCATTAAGTCAAGAAGATAAAGACTTTATAGGAAAACATTTTCCTTTAGATAAAGAGATATATAGTAATGATTCTTTATTTTGGACAGGGAAATAGGGTAGTTTTAAGTCATACCCAGGACTATTTGTCTTTGTGTTAGAACATATCTAGGTTCATTACCTTTGTCCATACAGAAGCAAAATCATTTAAAAACTTTTGCTTGGCATCATCAGATGCATATACTTCTGCAATTGCACGAAGTTCTGAGTTTGAGCCTACGATTAGGTCAGCACGACTTGCACTTCCTGCATCTTGTCCATCTCTTGTTGCTAGGTAAGAATCTTCGCTTACCTTTGTCCAAGAAAACTTTCCAGATACCATTGCATTTAGATATCCAGTGTGGAGGCTCTGTCCAACAAGAGTTCTCATACCACCTAATAGAACAACCATTTCAACTGGAGTAAGTCCAAGCATGTTTGCTTTTTCTACCAACAGTACTTCGCTAGGAACAGTTGTGTCTTTCTTAAGATAGTTAATAAATCCATCAGCAATTGGCTCAAGAACTGCGAATGACTCAACATCTGTCTGCTCTTGAGTTGCATCAGTTCTTCCAGGAGTAAATGGAACCTTAACTAATTCTTCAGATGCCTTTTCAATAGCAGCAGAAGCAGCAAGAACGATCAGATCAGCAAGAGACATGCCCTTCGCAACTGTTTGTTGCAATCCTTCAAGGTATGCTAATGTATCCCATACTCTTGGAGTGTTAACAGTCTCCCAATTACCCTGTGGTTGTAGTCTAATTCTAGAACCATTTGCACCACCACGCTTGTCTGTCTTGCGGAATGTTGATGCAGAAACCCATGCAGTATAAACAAAGTTATACAGCGAAAGTTGTGATGATTTAATTTCTGATTTGATTTGATCTATATCTAAATCAACAGGCTCATACTTTGGAACTGGATCCTGCCATATAAGTTCTTCTGAAGGAACTTCCTTACCAAGATACCTTGATACTGGTCCCATGTCTCTGTGCGTTAGTTTAAACCATGCACGAGCAAAGGCATCTGAGAAGTAATCAAAGTCTTCAAGGAATCTGCGAGAGATCTTCTCATACTCTGGATCAAATCTTAATGCAAGGTCTGCTGTTGTCATAACTGGAGCATGGAACTTTCCTTCGATGTGTGCGTCTGGAACTAAATTAGCAGCAGACTCATCTGTTGGAATCCATTGTGTTGCACCAGCAGGTGATTTTGTTTGTGTCCAATCATACTTAAACAATAACTTAAGGTATGAGTTGTCCCACTTGGTAGGTGTTGCAGTCCATGCACCCTCAATACCACTTGTGATTGTATCTTCTGCATTACCCTTACCAAACGAGTTCTTCCATCCAAGACCCTGCTCTTCAATAGGTGCACCCTCTGGTGCAGGACCTACATGAGATGGATCTCCAGCCCCGTGTGCTTTACCAAATGCGTGTCCACCAGCAATTAGTGCAACTGTTTCTTCATCATTCATTGCCATTCTTGCAAATGTTTCACGAATGTCTTTTGCAGAAAGAACTGGATCAGGATTTCCATTAGGTCCTTCAGGGTTAACATAAATTAATCCCATCTGCACAGCAGCAAGTGGATTTTCTAACTCACGATCTCCGCTATAACGGTTATCTGCAAGCCATTCCTTTTCTGCACCCCAGTATGTGTCGTCAGATTCCCAAACATCTTCACGACCACCACCGAAACCGAATGTCTTGAAGCCCATGTTCTCAAGAGAAACATTGCCTGCAAGAATCATTAGGTCTGCCCATGAAATCTTTTTACCGTACTTCTGCTTAATTGGCCAAAGAAGTCTACGAGCCTTATCTAAGTTACCATTGTCTGGCCAAGAATTTTGTGGAGCAAATCTGTGTAGTCCTTCTCCAGCACCACCACGACCATCACTTACTCTGTAGGTACCAGCAGAGTGCCATGCCATACGAATAAAGAACGGACCATAGTTACCATAGTCTGCAGGCCACCAATCTTGCGAGGTAGTTAGAAGTGTATCAATATCAGCCTTAACAGCATCAAGATCTAAACTATTAAACTCCTTGGCATAATCAAAGTCTTCTCCCATTGGATCTGACTTTGAGGAATTCTTTCTAAGGGGAGACAGGTCTAGTTGGTTTGGCCACCAGTCTTTATTTGATGTAGCCTCTGTTGTGTATGTCTTACCAGTGTATGGACACTTTGCTTCACTCATGAGTTTCTCTTTCTGCTAGTTATGTATTGCAAAAGTTAGGAGGGTGTGGTGTTGCAACATAGGCTATATATGTTTCCCGACACATATAGGCTAACCACACCCTTACTACTATTATAGCATCCCTGGTAGGATTCGAACCTACGGCCTACACCTTAGAAGGGTGTCACTCTTCCGCTGAGTTACAGAGATATCGTACACCAGGTAGGACTTGAACCTACGAATAGCCGAATTATGAGTTCGGTGCCTTAACCAACTTGGCTACTGGTGCTAGTCCTTATTTAATTAATAAACCAAAGAATGTTCCAAGCAAAAAGCATAAAATACCTATAGTGGTATGGTAATATGTTTTCATATGCTGCTTAATAATATAACGCTTTAGTTCTTTTGATATTTTATTTAACTCTTCATGATCTACCATGAATATCTCCAGTTCTAGTTAGGTACTGATGACTTTAGTGCTCCAAGAATGATTGCTTCTCTAATCCTTTTTTGTTTACGCTCAAACTTTGAAAGGTATGGCTTAGCCTGTGTTCTTTTCTTATTCTTAACTGCTCTCTTAATTTTATGTTGAGAGGCTTTGTTGTTGGACTTTCTCATTTTGCACCCTGATTTTCTGCTACGCTGTCACATGGACAGATAATTGACTCTGGTAGTTCGTGAACCTTCGTTACAATAGTAATCATAGTCTCACACTCAACGCACTTATAAATTTTCTTAACTCGTTTGCTCATGATCTAATCATATCATAGTCTGCCTTGATGGTCAACTACGATCTCCGTCCCAATCTCCTATTTTTGTGGTAGGTATTCCATGCTCTTCCCACAACCTAATGACATGTGGGTTATCATCTACTGCATGAAAAACGTTCCAATGTTTCTTAATCTGAAGTAATATATCCTTCTTAACTTCATAGTCTGGTCTTGCATCATCATCTCTACGCATATATAATGCATGGTGACCAATATCATTTTTGGCAAGCCACAAAGAGGTAAGTCCACGCCACTTTTCTTTTCTTGATGTGACAATAATTACATGCATCTGATCAAAGAATGCTTCATTTAACATTTGTATAACTTCAAAATTTGGCAGGGCATCGATAGAGGCCTCATGAAAGGCATCGTAATCTTTATTGGGACCACGAACAAGGTGAATGTATGGATCTACATTGGCTAAGGTTCCATCTACATCAAAGATGTAGGCTAACTTAGTTGGACTAGTCTTGATTAACACGGTACGTCATAACGAAGTAGCACACTACATATCCTGCAATAAATGCTGGAACTAAAAAGAATAAACTAATCATTCAAAGTCCACCTGTGTTTCAAAATATTTACTCATATAATTATCTTTTCCTCTTGCTATACGTGCAGCAGCCAGACGCATACCTAATGCATTTGTTACTGATGGTTCAATAGGAAGAGACTCAATCTCTCTTGCTATCTCTTCTCTTAATGCCATCTCATCCATACTCATTCCTTATCCTCCCAATATGCTTTACCAAACTCATCAAGGTCATCCCACCCTGAACCCTCTAGGTCTTTTTTCATTTGTTCTATATCAAGTTGGTAGTATGTACCCCACCATGTGTAGGGTTTGTTAAGAATTATCCACATTTTTGCGTGGTACTTATGACGAAAGCCTAAGTCAGCATCCAACTCTTCTTCCAACATTAAAGCCTTAAATAAATGATTACCAGCAAATCCACCACAGAAATTACCTATGACTCTTAGTGGCCAGATCCTAGTCTTCTCTATCTTTGTTGTACTGTTGCGGTACCCATCTGAGTTTGCCATCTACATACACCCTTTCATATCCTAGTGCTTTCCAATCCATCTGCATAATTCTAGGCTCTTTCATCCATACTCCTGTCCCATAAAATTAAGCACTTAGTACATTGTATACCATTCTCACGCATATACCAAGTATGGCTACACTCTTTTGACACACCACACCTTGTAATCACTCATAGTTTGATGAGTATCCCAGTAGTTAATGTTTTCTTTATCCATACCGCAGGTTTTACAGATCATAACATTAAATGCCTAACTTCTTTCTTTCTTCCTCAAACATAATGTTAGTATTTTTAATGTCTCTATTATTGCCAATCCATAGGATTGTCATCCATACTGCAAACCAAGGCCAGTGAACAATTGCCAAAAAGGTATAGGAAGAAAAGATTAAAAATATTGCAAAAATTAATTGAGCAGCCATAATGGTAGCACCAACCTGACTTAAAAGTGAGAAATTCTTAGAAACACACAACTGTCTTAATTCTGTCAATTGCTTGTCTAATGCTTTTTGTGCCTTGGCCTCATCGCTAAAATAATAAATTGCTTCATCAACACGCAGTAGGTTTTTTATGTTTACATATACTTCATTTGTTTGATCTACATCTGGATAGGTTTTACTAAAATACTCCCACTCTGCATAGCAATAGGTCAACAACTCTTCTTCCGAACCAGTCATATGAAGCATCTCATTTTGAATTCTTTGCTTGTAGACCATGATGTTTTCTTTGGTATTGCCTGATCTGCTAAATACTGCAATGTGTTCAAGATTTGATAGGCTGCCCTCTAACGCTTCCATTGCCTTGTCTGTACTCATTTTTATCCTTCGTTAGTAGTTATATTATAAGTATACACTTTGCGACGGTATATGTCAAGTCTATTGTCTATGCCTCTTCTTATTACCAAACTTAGACTTGACTTCAGCCTTAGCCTGATTAACTATAGCATTAGTAATATCTTCAACACTAAACTCTTGATCGAAGGCTTGCTCAGTATCCACCTAGGCACTCGTTTCTTGTATGGTATAGACGTATCTTAGTTAAAATTTTGCGGGATGGAGCAAACAACTCTTCCTTACAACATCCACATTTCATATGCCATTCTTTAGCAAAGAAATCATATACAGCACCTTTAGCGTTGGCATATTTCTTGGCTACGAAGGTTTGGAATGGATCAGGAATCTCCATGTTAATCATCGACGGGACCAAACTAAACCAAGGAACTTATTCCAAGACAATCTGTCTGACTCTAAGTCTTTCCAATGTCTGTATGATTTAATATAAACAACAGAGTAGGCGATAGCAGCAAAGATAAAGCCATACTGCTTGGTCACTAAGGCATAGTAAATCCACATAGCCTCATTGAAGGTAGCCCATATCCATGCCCATATTTGTTTTCTGCCAACAAAATAAATTGCTGCGACACCACTGAGGGCAAGCACCCATGAGGCATAGTCGTTAATCCATTGTTCCATATATTTAGTATACCTTAAAGTAAGGGTTTAGTCAACTGGCTTTTGCTTCCACTTGGTTTTTACCCAAGTGCCTATTTTATTAATGTTAACTTTTGCTCTAAGCACTTCTGCAAAGTCTGTGCTTATCTCAGATCCAAGGTACTCTTCGCCTGTTTCTAAATCAGTAAGTTTCCATTTTCCAGGGGCTTTAGTATGAATAATTAAATCAACTGGCTTATCGAAAGAATCAACCTCAGATCCATCCTTTAGTATTCTTTTGTCCATTACGATACAAGACCCATAGACAGGTGATCTAGGCAGACATCGGCAACTACGTAGTCAGCGTGGTCCACAACCACGTCATAATGGGTTGCGTCCTTATCACAAAAGAAACACTTAGATTTGTTCATGTATTGATTATATCATGATTTAGGCTTGACAAATAGATGTTTAGCAGTTATCCCCAGAAGATATAGTTCTTTCGGTATCAAGACTATCAATACAGATGCCATACATTGTGTGCCTTATTCCAGAGGTTACTGAGGTTACTTTGTGAGTAAACTCTTTTGTTATAGGTATATTGATAATCATTCCTGGCTTTGGTTTGATAATAATATCTGGTTTGTATTTAAATAATAACTCTCCACCTTCAAAATCATCATTTAAATATAGTGACCAAGCACCAGTTAAGCCATCATCTTTTTGCCCTGGATTGCCCTTTTCATGATGCCAGTCAAATGCTCCATGATTGTCAACACCGTCCTGAAATGGCCAGAATGACTGGAGGGTTGTGTTGCGAACCAAAGTGTTAGGCAGCACCATTGATAGTCTATCTAGCAAAGCATTAGGGCCCCAGAATATGGGATCGTATTGTCTTTCATCATCATCTGTTGGAAATACTGCACTTAACCCTAGGTCAATTCCTCTTGTAGGGCATACCGTTCCTTCATCGTGTAGTCTGTATTTGACACCAATAAATTTATTTCTTATGGATGGAGACCTGGATGTTATGTACCACCCTGTAGGCTCGTCGCAATGTCTTTTGAGTTCGGCGGATTCATCTTCAGTCAAAAAATTAGGTATGTACCACAGGTCTTGGTCTAGGTATACTTTCTGGCTTTCGAGCAATCTCTTCACGCCCATTATTATATCATCTTTAAAGTTCGGCGCAAAATAGAAGTAAAGAACCTTCCTATGCCCTAAACGGGCACTATTGGTTACTATACAACTGTTGCCCATTTAATTACATTGCACCTTCCATGTGCTGGTCTGACATTTTCCAGGGTATCTAGACCACCCCTAGACAAAGGATAAACATGATCTATGTGCAAACCCTTCTCCCATCCATTCTGACCTACCTGTCTTGGAGCATTTAAATCTATTGGGGTTTGACAGATATGACAGTCTAAACCATAAACCTCAAGTACATCCTTGTCTGAATAGTTTCCAGGAGATGTGTTGTTTCTACGAAAATGTCTACGAGCATTAGGTGTGCGAAATCTCCAGTCTCTTCGTAATCTATTTATCTCTTCCTTACGAACAACTCTTTGGTTTCTCCAATAGACTCTCTCTGCATCTGTACATGGCTGACAAGGCTCTTCTTTCATATCTCGTCTATGCCAATCATAGCCAGATCGTGTTCCGTGCTCAGGCTCTGATTTATGTCTCATCAAACCATTATCTCAGAAAATTCGGGGGAAGTCAAGAAAGCATCATAATCCCCAATAGCATGATAGAATACCTATATGAAACCAGAACTATGTAATGCAAGCCCCCAAGGAGTAGGACATGCTGGAGAGTATGGCAAGATAGGCTTTTCCCCATGTGGCGAATATGTCTCCCATGAGAGTGATAAACCCTGCAACCCTCTACCTGTTAATGAAGGTTTGATAAATAAGGATAACTGCCACTGTAAGGAAGCCTTATGCCCATGTGGGGAGTTCTTGTCCCATAGGGTGATTGATCCATGTACCGCAAAAATATCAGAGCCAGAGATTGAACCAGAGGTTGAGAGTTATGGTGAGATAGGTTTGGCTACAAATGTATTTTCAGAAAAAGAGATAGATGGTTTGTATGCGATTATAAATTCCAGATGGCCAGATACTAACAAAGAGTTAGGTAGAATTGAGTTTAGCCTACCTTTGGATATCATAAAGACAAAGACCGTTGAAAAATTACAAAATATTGTAAAGCAGGTTACTGATGTACCGTTGGAGATACGCAGTGTTACCTATGTAGAGTACAACCCATTGTATGGTAATCCTAACCTACCCCCACACCTTGATGCAGATGTAAATGACCTTATCCTGAATATCCAGATAGAGTCTAACACCGATTGGGCTTTAGGTTTAGACCTTAAGGCATATAAGATAGAGGACAACTCTGCCCTTATCTTTAATCCCAATAAGCAGATCCATTGGAGAGCCCATAAGGAGTTTAAGGATGGAGAGTATGTCAGGATGTTGTTCATAAGGTTGTTTAACCCAGAGAGCCCATCAGATTACTCACACCTAGATGTTCTCCAAGACCATGAGATGTTTAAAGAAGCAAGAGAGTTTAGAGATAGTTATCCACAGGCTGATAGACTAAAAATGTCATAGTTATCCACAAGTTATCCACAGATTAATCTTACTGATTATATTATTAGACAGTCTAGAAGTGGAGTGAAGTGGAGGATAGTGGAGTATAGGGCCCTTTTATAGATGGCGTCGTAATCTTCTGGGCGACAAACCTCACATCTCCAAACCTTCAAACCTCATACCACATATGCCCGATATTGTCAAACCTCATATCCTATTGTAAGGTTTGGGCATTATACATGCAAAACCTTGGTTTGTCAAGTCCTTGTATGCATGATTTTGCCCATAAAAAATCTCCCAAAACCAGGGAGAAATTGTCGATAATCGTAATCTTATTTTATAAAACCAATATGAAATATTTAAGAAACCAGGATAAAAGGTTTGTTATTTACCATAGGGTTAATTGGGTATACTTTGACTCCCCCGATTTTTGCGACGGCATAGGATAAGGGGCATGATTAACAGTATTATCAATGATTTCCGCAGGGGATCTAAAGAAAGGAAAGAAAGCCTTAAGAGTAACAATAGAATACAACATGCCTGTTAATGTACCTACTGCTTCATTAAATATTGCAGAGTCAGAAAGAGAATCATGTCTATGAGACTTGTTCTGATACATCTTTGCAAAGTGGTGTGGCATGGTTTAATTATAACATGGTTTGACAATATAAGGTTTGTATGGTATAAGGTTTGGCCAAACCAGGATATGCTAGGTTTGGGGAAAAGAATTGGCCCATCGTAATATGCCTAGGTTTGGGGAAAAGAATTTGATCGTTCGTAATCATCTTTTGAAAATGTGGTTTGCATGGTTTGACATATGAGAAAATATAGGGCGCCCCCGCAGGGGCCAGATTACTCGATTGTGTTTCTCTTTTGGTGTGAAAGTTCTAGCACGGAATCTAAGTTAATCTTGGGTAGCATCTCAACTTCCTCTACTGTGACATCTAACAACTTAAACATCATCTCAATAGTTTCGTCAACATAGTCCTCACCAAGTGGTGTCAAACCAGGAACCAAACCTTCTGCCACTACATACGACAATGGCAAACCAATGTCGTTGTATTCCATAAATACGGAGAAGTCCTCGTCATCACGATAGTCAATCCATAGTTGTGCTAGTAAGCCTGTCTTATCTGCGTAGTCCATTTGCGGGTCCTTTCATCTCTAACATAAGTTTATCATACTCTTCCATAGATGTCAAACTCAAAACCTCTAGTCTGTGGTAGTTAATAAGGGGTAGGTTTCTTACCATGTAGTATCCTACTCTTTCTAAGTCTACCGCAAAATCTTGGGTAAGGAGTCTGCCTAACTGTTCTGCCATACGTGTTTCTTTATTGTGTGTTGCCGTTCGTCTGATTGAATAAGCCATAGGTATCTCCTCTATTCTATTGTATCAAAAAGTAGGGGGAAGGGCAAGCCCCACGCCAGCCCCTCCCACCTTATTAATCTAGGGGACCCACTCCCTAGATCTGCTCAGCCAAAACCTTGGGTACGTATGCATTAATAAACATTTGCCAGTCAACCTGTAGGTCCCTGCCTGCCTCATAGATAGTCTCTTTAGCAATATCGATGACGACTGTGGTCTCACCTAATTCAAAGTTGGTACCTTTAATGGCATAAATTCCAAACCCTGTTTCCTCTAGGATTGAATCTTGCATAAAATAACTAATCATCATACGGGTAAAGTAGGCATAGTCTGACCACCTAGGCTTTGCATGCTGCAGGGCCATTGCTAGGTCCCGTTGCCATTCTGTCTCACCCCAGTGGCTATATAGGACTACGTGTGCTTCATCCTCAACGTCTTTAAATACAAAGTTAATACGTGCTCCCATTAGTCTTGCTCCTTAAAAGATACAATTGATAGTTGGCTTAGAATTTCGTTGCAGAGGTCCTCTTCATTATCTGATTCAGCCTCGTATCTAAATGTCATGTAATCACCTGTTGGTTCGAAGATGATCTCTACTTTGTATTCGTTCATTAGTTTGCAGCCTCCATTGATTTACGATATGCTTTCCAAGTTTTATCAATCACTTTAAATTCTTCAGGTGTGGTGCAGGTTGGACAAGCACCCATTTCTATATAGCCAGCATTCTGAATGAACCATAGGTCTGAGTCATTCTCGTCATCAAAAACATTTGAACACCTAGGGCATGTATATTCTTTCATTGGTTTATTCCTTCGCATAGTGGGTCGTGGGGTAGTTCTTCATCAAGTATATCACCACAGAAATCACATGTCAAGTCAGGCTCACCCACCTGTATCTGAATGGTCAGACCATCAGGGCACGGCACCTCAGTGACGAAGTATCCTAATCTATTTACAAATCCCCAGCCATTCCATACATAGGTACCACCGTCGTCACCCTGACCATACATCCAGATATTGGCAGGGGACTGAGACTTAACAAACTCAACCTCATCACCATAGGTCTCAAACATAACACCACCGTCTCCATTGTCAAAGGAGGCATTACTGTCTATATGGTTAATGATTGGCTTGTATGTGTCACACCACTCGTCAAAGTCCATTTCAATGAAGTTACCCATTGTTCTTAATCCTATCATTAATAGCAAAGGCTAGGCCATATGTTAGTTGGTATACTTCTACATAAGCGTCAAGCATACCTTCTAGGTGTAGTCGGTTTACTGTTTGGTCATACTCCTCATCATCGTGGTCAGTGTACTCAGCCAATGCTTGCTCGGTTTGATACATAAGGTTTTTTAGTTCACCATGTAGAATGTCTGTGCCAGACTCTCCTAGGTCAACCAGTTTTTGTAGTCGTGGGTCTAGTTGTGTTGTTGTCATTACTCTAGTATACCCTCGACCACTGACAAATAGTGACGGGAGACATCAATGGCACCTTCAAGGTAAGGAACAATGCTATCAGCACCGTCCTCGTTATCTAGGTCTTGCTCTAGACTGATGATATGTATCTTTATATATTCTTTGAGTGTGTTTAGGTCCATAGTATTAATTATACGGGTTCGTGTTGATTTTTACAACCTCACGGGGTGTGACCTTCGTCACAGGCTCCAGGAGTGGTCCTGTTCCATCTCCCTGTGATAATAGGATAACTATTCCTAATCCACCGCAAATGCAGGCGGGATCAAGAACCTTATCAGCACAGGCAGTAATCTCTATAAGTGCATCACAATCAGTACATAGATAATCATACTTAGTCCACATTATTTGCTCCAATAATATACTAAAATAAGAAAAATCCCAGTAAGACTTAGGGCTATAGAAATAGTTTCATTTGTCATTAGTCAAAGTACCCTTCTGCCCATAGTCCATTAAGAAAGTCTGAGGCGTTGGATAGGTATCTAGCAATAGCAGGGTTCTCGTCCTGGTTTATCATCAATAGGGCAGAGTCAATGCCATAGGTCATATCATTTAGATCTTGTAGTTCATAGCCTAACATCAGTTCTCCTCATCCCACCAGTATTTGACTATTGTGTTTAGGGTAGTGTGGATGTTGCAATCACAATCCCCACCGTTCATATTTTCCATGTATTCGAGATGGGACTCGTTGTCCATATACATCTCATTGACTAGTTCGTCAATCGTTCTCATTGTTTGGGTCATAGATTAATTCTAGCAGGTTTCGGGAAAAAAATCAACTCTTCGTAATTAAATTCCAGGAAAAATATCACTCTATCGTAATTAAGTTTTAACAAAAATCTCATGTGACATAGATCACAGGGGGCGCCCCATTTTTTCTTGCGATCCGTACGGGACTTGAACCCGTGACCTCTACCGTGACAGGGTAGCGAACTAACCAACTATTCTAACGGACCATGTGAGCAGTTTTTGCATCCACTTGCTCAGGTGGCATTTATTTATTTTTTTATTTATGCGTTAGTTAATTCACGCACAATTTTTAGTAAGCGATTTTTTTCTGCATTGATAGCAGGGTCAAAACCACTTGCAGATGCAAGGATTGATTCGTTAGAACCACCACGAGCAGAACGGTGCCAATCTAAACGCTCAGTAAGTGCATTGAAAGCACCCCACGCATTACCAGCAATCATTCCGTTAAACTCGCCTGTGTAGATGTCATTGATAACATCAACCTTGTTTTCCCACTTCTTGAAAGCACCCTTAGAATCCTTTTCAGGCTTTGGGTATGCAGCAAGAATGATGTCGTTAAACATCTTAGCAGAAACTTCTTGTTGAATCATAGCGTTAGCCATGAGGTCAAAAGAATCCATGTACTTATGAGCAAGCCCAAGAGTTTCACGAGCAACGGCAACCTTACCAGATGCTGTCTGTGTGTGGCGAATCTTGAAAGATTGCTTGACACCATTCTTCTTGCGTGTAGTATTTAGTGCAAGGTTAAGAGTGTTAGCACATACAACACGAACAGGTGTAATAGATGCTTGAATAGCGATTGAGCCGTCATGTGATGTGTTGATAAGTAAATAAGTCTTTACCTTATCTGCAACACCATTAGGGTCTAAGATTGTTTCACGCTCTAGTGCTAATGCACCGAACACAACACGTCCACCCTTAATTGAGCCAGCCGTTTCCCAACGACCTCCACCGTCAAGAATGTTGTCACCGAATGAAAACAAATCTTCATTCTGCATTACATGGTAACGCTCACCAACGACACCAAGAATGTCGGTCTGTGTGTTATCTGTAGGGTTAGTACGCAAAACGTACTGATAGTTTTTATCACTTGTCAAATGTGATGGGGTTTCCAAATCCTCAAGACGAACATTCCAATTAGAAAGGTTAGCAAGGTCTAACATTTCTTTTGTGGTCTTTTCTTCTGTGAATACGGTACCCAATCCATGCCAAGCAGGTTCACGGAAAGATGCAAAAGATGCCTTACCGTTTTGTGTTTCTAGGTCATGTGCCATGAGTTTTCTCCTTTTTGTTGTTGAGATTTAAGTATAACAGGACGGACTGACAAATGCAAATCGGGATAGTTAATCATGGACAAATCGGACATTTCGTAAAAGATCACCCCTAAGCATCGGCGTGTCGACTTGACAGGGGGCGCCCCAAAATTTTGAGGGAAGAGAGGAGCAGTTTTAAAACATGCTCAGGTTTATTAGTAGCCCCCTACTAAATTTCTATACGGTCAACACTGGATGATAAGTAAGTTACTTCTTCACCATATGAGACTGAATCAAAATCAATATCATGAATTAGATTCTGTGCACTCTCTTCATCACGTGCATTAACTGTAATTGAATATTGAACTGTAACTTCTAATTCAAATTCTTTTGACAATTCGAATCCGCAAATGTCTGCAATTTCTTGTGCAGTAGACTCATCGATTGTTCCGTGCTCCATTGCTTCCAAGGTCCACTCTTGCATTTCGTTTTGCATACGTGAACGCTCTGCAGCCTCGCCATATGAACGTTGGGTTACCTTTTGGATGTGCTCTTCAAGTTGCTGAATGCGTTCTTTGTTTTGTACAAGAGTTGTTTCTAAAAACTCTCGTGTCATGTAGTGATTGTCGATTACTGGCTGGTCCATGGGGGCCTCTTTCTGTTAGTTGGTTTACATTAATTATACTGGGTGCCACTGACAATTGTCAAGGGCCCTTGCGGGGAGCAGTTTTGATACATACTCAGGTAGTTACACTTCTTGCAGTTGGTGTGAACTGGCTCTATAGTATTTATATGATCGCCCTAATCAGCCTGGCGAATCTCCACTCTATTTATTTAGCCACGCATTTCTGTGGTCGTGGTTGAGCAGTTTAGCGACATACTCAGGTCGTTTATTATCTAATTATAGATAACGGGCAACGGCTTGATAAGTTGATGTGGAAACTGTTTCCTCATCTGTCATCTTTAGTATGCGAATAGCGTTAGAGATTTCCTCTTTCTGCTCACGATAGTTGTAGATAGAGATTTGCTCAAAATCCTTTACAGGCTCTTTAGGCAAGTCCTTGTCTGAAACTGTTAGGTCGAAGTCAATGTTTAACTGGTTATTCCAATTACGATAGTTGGTGCGTAGGTTTTCTGCCTTCTTGATGTTTGCTACGGCATAGTCAAAAAGTTCCTTTTTCCACTTCTCGTATTGCTTCTGATACTTTGCTTCGTTTGCTTCTTGTGATGTGTAGTCAAGTTCTAACTTAGCAAGTGCTTGCTCTAGTGCCTTGATTACCTTTGGTGTTGCGATTTTTACTGAGATTGCTTTCTGTCGTGCCATTGGGTCTGTTCCTTTTCTGTTAGTTGGGGGTGGTTGAGCAGTTTTTATTCATACTCAGGAATTAGTAATTAGATTACTTAGCCGTCCAAGTTGTGTAACGAACTGAACCATTTACATCTAACTTAACACGAACTGATTGTCCGTTTGGGTTAGGTGTGATTTCTGTGATTGTTCCTGTTACCTTTGACTTCTGTGTTGTGTAGAGGTCTCCGACTTTGTATGTTGCTGTTGCTACTGACATTGTATTTCCTTTTCTGTTAGAGGGTTGTTTTCGTTATACCTAAGTATAACAT